TCATCTACTTTTACTTGTTGTTGTGTTGTTTTAAGTTTATCATCAACTTTTGTTGTATTTGATGTTTTTACTTTATCATCTACTTTTGTTGTATTTGATGTTTTTACTTTATCATCTACTTTTGTTGTATTTGATGTTTTTACTTTATCATCTACTTTTTGTTGAATATTAACATCAGTTTTTAAATTATCAATTGCTTGAGTAGGTTTATTAATAACATTAGATATTAATTCAGTAACATTAACTTCTGATTCTTCTTGGTTTTTATCATATGTTGTTTTATATTTATTTAGATCATAATCTATTATACTATTATTTGTAACTTTATATAATAAATATTTAGATGGAATATTGCTACTAAATAATACAGTATTATTATTAACATCTTTAACAATTTTTATAGTATCATCAACAATATTTTTTTCTTTATTTAATAATTCATTTTTAATTGTTCCTATATTTTCCCTTAAAAGATCATTTTTCTTTTTTAATTCTTCAATAAATTCTAAATTTAAAATATAGTCTATATTTTCTACAAGTTTTTTAACAATAATATCAAAATCTATTAAATTTTCCTTAAGAATATCAATATTTATTATTTTATTTGGTTGTACTAATAAATTTATATATATATTATTATATTCATTATATAATCTTAAAAAATGATCTTTAATGATTTCTTTAGCAATATTTATTTTAAAAATATTTGAATTTTTATTATTTTGTATTGTATTGATAAGCTCATAAATATTATCTGTAATTTTATATGTTGTATTAAAACTACCTCCTTCTTGATTTATGATTTCATTTATTTTTTCCAAATAGAATAAATTTTTTTTTATTTTATTTAAATTTTTTATATTTATATTTGAAATTTGATTATTGATTTTATTCATTAAACTATTTCTTAAAAATATATTACTATCTTTATTCATATTATAATTAATATAAAAATTTTAAATGTAAATTTAATTAATGAATTATATTATAAAAATATTGCATTTATTATTTTATTTATTAATTTTATTTTCACCATTCATTGATGATTGTGTAATTAAATTAAATGTGTATATAATGCTATTATTTATATGGTTCCATTTTATTTCAAAATATGGAAAATGTGGAATAATTAATATTGAAAGAATATTTTTGAAAGAACATTTTAAAGATGGATTTTTTTACAAACTTATTAAACCGATTATAGATTATAGAAAAAATATTTTCTTTGAAAAATTATATCATCTGCTTTTAATTTATATTTTGATATTAACAATACAAATTTATAAAGAAAATTGTGTAAATATTATTTATATAAATTTTATAAAATCTATAAATAAATTTATCTTTTAATTTATTTTTTATTTTTTTTATGACAATTTTCTTCTAAATTACATAATTTAAAAGCCATAAAAAATACTGGAATACCAGGTAAAGCACCACCAGAATTTATAGATGTTGTAACATTGATAGATGTTGACTTATAATTTCTAACATCTATAACATCGCCTTTATGTAATTTAAGAAATTGTCTTAATAAACATTTATTAGCTCCAGAATCTCTTCCAAAAGTTGTATCTAAGTCAGGTACTCCATTAATAAAAACTGTTAATTGTGAAGGTTCTGATGTAATAGCATCTGCAAATATATCGTATATACCATCTTTTTCAATTATAGTTTGAGTTGTTGATTGAAGATGTTTAACATTTTCCTGTAAACTAGTAATTTCCCAATTAATTGCATCTCCTAATTGCAAAATTTGTGAATTAGTTGATGCATAATTAAAGTAACTATCTGTACCAGTTAATTGTAAATTTTTTTGTGATAATAAATATGCTTTAAATTTATCGAAAGATTTTTTATAATAACTATTAATTTTACATTCATGATTAATAACACATCTGTATAGAGGTGCAATTTTAAAAATAGTAAAAATTGCGCTTATATTAGATAAAGTACCACCTGACTCTTGACTAATAACAACTTGACCATTAGCTGATGTATGATTACGAACAGATACATAATCACCTTTTTTAAGTGTTAATAATGTTCTAATTGATGTTTGACAAGCTCCTTTATTTGTTCCCATAATTGTTGAATCAACTACATTTCCATTAACTGTAAATGCCATTTGAATAGATGTATTAGTATCACATAAAAAAAATACTTTGTAAATACCATCTTCTAAAATTTGTATTTGTTCAGGATTTGACGAAGACCAACTAATATTATTTACATTACTTGATGAATCAAATACAACATCATTTTCTGTTAACCAATTTTGTGATAATTTTGACCAAAAACTTCCACTAGTATTATACCCTTTTAACATTAATTCAGGATCAATCAACATTTTCTCCATTATTTTTTTAAATAAATATTGTTTTCTTCTAGATAAACAATTAGGATTCCATTCATTACATATTTTTTTATGTTCTTCACAATGTAAAGATGCAATTTTCATTAATAAAAATGTTGCATTATTACCTGGTAATAAACCACCAACATTTAAAGGTGATATTAATGAATCTGCTGAAGATTCATAATTTCTCATAATTAATGTATCATTTTTATGTAATTTATACATTTGTCTAAATATTGTTTGACCAGCTCCTGAATTGTTTCCTGTTGTACTAATAATATTAGGTATACCATTTATAAATAATGTAAATTGTGATGATTGTTGGGTTGAAATTATAAAAAATAAAACGTAAATACCGCTTGCTCTAACACAAAATGGTGCACTAAAACTTGGATGCTCAATATTCAGTGATAAATCATTATTTGAAAAATTGACTGGGTATGATCTTGGTATATTTTGTACAATTTCATTATATGAGTTAATATATGCATCAGAACCACCAACTTGTAAATATTCATCTAATAACAATTGATTTTTATAATATTTATAAACATCATCAAATGTACATTTTTCTTTATTACTACATTTAGAATCTTCAGAACTACTTTCTGAATGGTGATCACATTTTTTCTCATGGTGATCACATTTTTTCTCATGGTGATCACATTTTTTCTCATGGTGATCATACTTTTTTTCTTTATCGTGTTTTTTATCATGTTTTTTATGCGTATCTGATTCTGAATCACTACAATTTTTTTTATGAGATTTTCTATGTTTGTGATGTTTTTGTTGAATCATATACATTTTAACACTATCAGTTGTTGTAGTATCTGAACTAGATTCAGAATCAGATACAGGAGATTTTGACTTTAAACCATTTTTTGGCATGTATATATTAATATAGATTTTTTTTAAAATTTTTATATATTTTTTTTAAAATATTTTTAAACGTTTTGAAAAAAAAATAATAAATATATTTAAAAATTTATTATTATCATATATAATGACAAAACCGTTTTTTTTTAAATTAATTAATTATGTAGATAAATCTAATTTATTAATAAATCTTTATACGTGTAGTATTATTATATTTTTTTTAATTAATATAAATTTATATGATAATAATGATATATATATATCTTTCCTTAATTTTATTAAAACTTTTCCAAAAAAAATAACAAATAAAGAATTATCAGTATTCATTATATCTAAAGAAGATTTTTATGATTTATATAATGAATTTATAAATGATGAAAATATAATCAAAAATATTAAAGATGATCAATTAATTACTATTTTCTATAGTATATATTCAACAAGTAAACAATTTAAACATAAAATTAAAGAATTTAATTTATACTTTACAGATTTGAAATATATAGATTACATTGATAATATTATAAATAATACAAAAAGTAATAATATTTGTAATCTTTTTTCAGGTTTTGGTAAATTCATTTATAATACATACGATGAAAAAAAAAAATATTTATTGGTTGATGAAAATATTTATGTAGTTTTAATTTCATATATTAATATGTTAATAAAGTATAATGAAATACAAAATATTAATTTTAAAATACAAAATATAATCACAGAAGATGTAACAAATCATAATTATGATTTGGTATTAGCAGATTTACCAGATGATATTAAAAATTTGATATATGCAAATTGTAATTCAAAAATTAAATTTTTAAAAATTAGAGGTACAAAATCAGAACCTTTAATTGTACAATATATCACACAAATATTAAACAAAACTGGTACTGCAATTATTATAACATCAAATAGTTTATTATTTGGTGATTCAACCCAGCATATTTTAACAAGAAAATATATCTTTGAAAATTTTGGAGTTGAAATTATTGATTTAAATAATAAAAAATCATTATTAATTTTAAATAGAAACAAAACAAATAAAATATTTTTTAAATTTTTTGATAATAATGATGTCTATGAATTTATACAAGAAGATATAATTAAAAATTCATATTCTTTTTATTACTATAATTATTGTAAAAATCTATTAAAAAATACTTATTTAAATACAAGAAAAATAGAAAATGTTTTATATATTAAATTGTTTGAAAAATCAAACAATAATATAAATTATGATGTATTATATTCATTCAAAAATAATAGTTTTAAAATTGATAAAATTGAAAATATTGATAATGCAGATTATATATTTATTTCAAAAGATGATAATGAATATAGACAGGAATTTTTAAACAATGAATTACTTGCTTTATTTAATAAATCAATTCAGAATATAACCAAAGGAAAAATGAAAATACTAAACTTAGATACAATTAATGAATTAAATATAAATATACTTGATGTAAACTTTCAAAATCAATTAATACACTATAATAAAAATACAAAACAAATATTACAATTAAATTCTACTCAAATTGAAATGTTAGAATCATTTAAAAATAAATATATTGATGAATTAATTAATAATAAAAATAAAATTAAAATTCAAGAAATCTGTGAAATTACACATGAGTCAAATAATAAAAATACTATTTATATTAATAGAAATACAAATAATGCAGGAACAATTAATTTAACAAATACAGAAAAAGAAAATACAACAAATAATTATTATTTACATATAAAAAATAGTAATTTTTTACATGATTATGTATACTATATATTACTATACTATGAAAAGGAATTTATAAAATTAGCAAATTCAAATAAAACTATTTCTTTAAATAGAAAATCAGTAGAAAATTTTGAAATACCTTATTTAAATATTGATGAACAACAAAAAATTATAGACAAAAATAATAAAATCAATTCCGATATACATACATACTTAAATTTTAATGATTCATTTAAATTACCATTTTCTTTATTTTTTTAATTTTATTTTAACCAATGTTGTAATAATTATTTTATTTGATTTGTTAATTATCACAACTTTATTTTTAATCATTCTCTTTACCTTCATTACCTGAATTATTCCCATTACTTGGTGGACCTTGTGGACCGTCATTACCTGGTGGACCTTGTGGACCGTCATTACCTGGTGGACCTTGAGGACCGTCATTACCTGGTGGACCGTCATTACCTGGTGGACCTGGTGGACCGTCATTACCTGGTGGACCTTGAGGACCGTCATTACCTGGTGGACCTTGTGGACCGTCATTACCTTGTGGACCTTGAGGACCGTCATTACCTTGTGGACCTTGTGGACCGTCATTACCTTGTGGACCGTCATTACCTTGTGGACCGTCATTACCTGGTGGACCTTGAGATCCTTGAGCAAATATATTCCAAAAAGATGAAGATATATCAGGAATTACATTTAGATTAGGTAAAACACAAATATATGTTGATCCATTATAATATACTAAATTAAAATTTACATATAATGTTGTTTCATTCCAAGTACCTTTCCATTCAAGACAATCACATTTTTGAATTATTAAATCCCAATCATATTGTTCAGTGCAAGGATCAACATTTGAGTTACAATTTATTGCAATGTATACAGCACTGTTATGACATACAATTTCGTTTTTTTCATATAATATTTCTGGTGACCAACAACCTTTCCAAATTAATGAATGTCCAGAATCACCTTTTTTACCTCTAGGACCAATATGACCTCGTTTACCTCTTGGACCTGTTGGTCCCATAACACCTTGTGGTCCAACATGTCCTCTATCACCTTTTGGACCACAAGGTCCAGTGATACCTTGATCTCCTTTTATCAAATTAAAATTAAAAGGCTTTATGAATGTATCATCATAACATTCAGTTGAATAAACATTAACATTTTGTTTATTTTTGAAGTGTTTATTTTTTTTTTTTGACTCCAAACATATATCACTTAATAATGAATTTAAATCTTCAGTATCTTTTATTTGTTCTTTTTTTGATAGTTTTGTTTCACTAAAAGTATTACTAACTTCTGAATTACTATCACAATCATTAACTATATCATCTAATTCTGATGATTTAGGTGAATTTTTAAAACCTTTCACCATTTTATTCTATATATTAGTATATAAAATTTTAAAATTTTTATATATTTTTTTTAAAATAAATAGTGCGTTAAATAGAAGTAAAATTTGGGTTGGTATAGATTATTAAATCTACAAAGCAACATCATGAGACCGTTAGACTCACCTCTTTAACCTATAAGGTAAACAACCAAGAAACATATTATTATATTTTTTGGTTAATTTAGTAAATACTAGTAATCAATTAATTGATAACTAATATCTTATATTAACAAATCTTTAGATATATTTTTCATTTTTAATATAATATTATAAACGGAATCTTTAATATTCATAACATTTGGATATAATGATTCTAATCTTGAAGTATCCAAATAATTATTTGATCTTCCCGCAGATAAAATTTCATTTTGTTCTTCAATTGAAAAATTTTCCCAAACAAAATCTGGATCAATAATTTCTTTATACATTTCTAATATTTCATTATGTGAAATTAATCCGGGATTAGTTAAATTAATTGTTCCAGTAACTTTTTTTTGAGACATATCAATTACTAAAGGTAGTAATTCAGGTAAAACTGTCATTGAATTTGGAACCGAACATATTTTTTTATAAGTTAATATTTTTGTAATAAAATTTCTATTTGAATTATCTGCTGTTATTGGCATTCTAATTCTAACATTTAAAACACTATCTTCATACATATGCATTAATTCATCTGTAAAACCTTTTACTACAGAATAACCAGAACCAAAGAAATTAGGTTTTGAATTTTCTGTAAAACCATTTATTTCTTGACCAAAAGGATGACTTTCATCAAATTGAAAAATACATCCTGTTCCTAAATATGTTAAATGAAAATTATATTTTTTTGATAAATTTGCTAAAATAATTGGACCAAATAAATTATCTCTAACATTTTCAAATATTTTTCCTTTTTGTTCTAAATAATCAATTGTTGTATATCCAGGACCATGTGTTCTTCCTGTGAAAGAAATTATATGTGTAGGTTTTACTTCTTTTATTTCATTTTCAAGTTCTTCCCTATTTTCTAATCTTGAATTGCCTTTAACAAAATTTATATTATGTGATTCTAATAAAAATATTAATTGTTGTCCAATCCATCCTTTATAACCATAAATTAAATACATCATATAATAAATAAATATATTTTTTTTTTAAATAATGCGTTAATATTTATTTTCTTAAATAAAAAAATATACCAATTCCTATTAAAATAGAAATTATTAATCCAATAATTAAATATAAACTTAAATTTGTCTTATTATTTGATGATGCTTCTGAATTTGTTGGTGTTATAATCATTGATGATTGTAATGAATTTTGTTCTTGGATTATTGATTGTGATTGACTTGATACTGGTGCTTGACTTGATACTGGTGCTTGACTTGATACTGGTCCTTGACTTGATGTGGGTGGTTTTGATGAGCCAGGTGCTTGACTTGATACTGGTCCTTGACTTGATGATGTTACTTGACTTGATGATGTTACTTGACTTGATGATGTTACTTGACTTGATGATGTTACTTGACTTGATGATGTTACTTGACTTGATGATGTTACTTGACTTGATACTGGTCCTTGACTTGATACTGGTGCTTGACTTGATGTTGCTGGTTTTGATGAACTAGGTGCTTGACTTGATACTGGTGCTTGACTTGATACTGGTGCTTGACTTGATGTTGCTGGTTTTGATGAACTAGGTGCTTGACTTGATGAAATATTTTGAAATTTTTCTGATTTTATATTATTAAATAAATATAGAAGTGTTATAAGTAATATAAATATTATTTTATCCATTATAATCAATTATATTTTAAAATTCAACTAAATAAATTAAATATTTTTTTATCTAATTTTATTATATTAAAATGTCTTATTCGACATATATAACTACTTGGAATAGTAATCCTATTGTTCAAGTGCAAGATATGATAAATAATTCTGTAATAAAAACAAACACAAGAATTATTTTAGCATTTGCAAGCTTCAATTTTGTTAGTAATGACTATATACCTGGTATATTTAATATGAATTTAGATGATTTAAAAAATTTTACTGATTTAGTACATAATTCTGGTGGAAAAGTTAGTTTATCAATTGGAGGTGCAACGTATCCTTTTTATGAATCTGATTTATATGATAAACCTGGTGATTTAGCTAATAATATCAATGAATTACTTATAAAATGTGGATTTGATGGTGTAGATTTTGATATTGAAGATTCATCAAATGTTGTACCTAATGATTTTGCTATAAATGCAGCATCATTAATTAATACTTTAAGAAATATAAATAAAACTTTAAATATTACTTTAACAACTCCCGCACAAGCATGGTTATCTATTAATTATCAAAAAAAATTACTTGATTTAACATTTGGTAATATTGATGCTTGGCAACCCATGGAATATGATTTGTGGATTAATACGGGATCAAATTATTTTGAACAAATAGAATATGATATAAATTATTATATTGATAATTGGAGTGTAAATCCTAATAAAATAATATTGGGTTTAATGCCTGGTAAAGATGATAATAATATCAATTTAAGTTTAGAAGATGCACTAAATCTAACAACTTTTGCAAAAACAAAAAAATTACAGGGTGTTATGACATGGTCTGCAAATATAGACTCAACTGGTTGTGATGGTAATGCTAAATATGCTTATTCATTAGGAATACAAACAACATTAAAAAATTTCACAAATATATTAAAAAAAATAATATGTTGTTATAAATAGAATTATGTGCGTAATTTCAATTAATAATATATTTATTCTTTATATGTATCATAATATTTTAATAACAGGTGGTTGTGGATTTATTGCCTCAAATTTTATTAATAATTATTTTTATCAAAATAAAGCTTGTAATATTGTTAATATTGATGCAATGTATTATTGTGCAAATATTAATAATGTTAAACAAGAAATAAGAGAAAGTAATAGATATAAATTTGTTAAAGGTAATATTTGTAATGAAGATTTAGTTAATGAAATATTAAATAATTATAATATTGATTGTGTTATACATTTTGCTGCACAAAGTCATGTTCAAAACTCTTTTGATAATGCATTATTATATACTAAAGATAATGTATTAGGTACCCATACATTATTACATTGTATTAAAGAATATGGTAAAATTAAAAGATTTATTCATGTATCTACTGATGAAGTTTATGGAGAATCATTATTAGATGATGATGAAACTAAAAAAACAGAATCAAGTATTTTATGTCCAACTAATCCTTATGCTGCATCAAAAGCTGGCGCAGAATTAATTGCACAATCATATTTTAAATCATTTAATTTACCTATTATTATTACTCGTGGAAATAATGTATATGGTCCAAATCAATATCCTGAAAAAGTTATTCCACTATTTATCAAATTACTTAAAGAAAATAAAAAAATAACTATTCAAGGTGATGGTTCTAATGTCAGAGGATTTTTACACGTTGATGATGTTTGTAATGCATTTAAACTAGTTTTAGAAAATGGTAAAATTGGTGAAATCTATAATATAGGTTCAGATGAACATCATGAATATAGTGTTTTAGAATTATCAAAAATTTTAATTAAATTAATTAGGAATACTGATGATTATAATGAATGGATTAGTTATATTGAAGATAGACCTTTTAATGATAAGAGATATTATATTAGTAATGAAAAAGTTAAAAAACTAGGATGGACTATTAATGTTGATTTTATGGAAGGATTAAATGATTTAGTTAAAAACTATATGTAAAAAATTGATAAATAATTATTATATAATAATTATTCAACAATTATGATTTTCCTGATTATAAATATTTTATTTTTCATAACATTTGTTAAAGCGTATACAAATAATTTACTATTAAATGAGTTACAAGTACAATACAAAGAATCATTAGAAAACTTCCAATTACCAATTGTGTTATGTACTGGACCAGCAGGAACTGGTAAAACAATGATTGCATGTAATGAAGCAATAAATTCTTTAAAATCAAAAAAAATTAATAAAATAATTATAACAAGACCTACAATTACTGTTGAAGAAAATATTGGATTTTTACCTGGGACAATTGAAGATAAATTATATCCATTTATGATTCCTATATATGATTATTTTCTAGAATATTACACAAAAGAACAAATACATTCATTAATTAATAATGGAAGATTAGAAATTGCACCACTGGCATTTATGAGAGGTAGAACATTTTCAAATTCTTTCGTAATAGCTGATGAAATGCAAAATAGTTCTAAAAATCAATTTAAAATGCTTTTAACAAGAATTGGTGAAAATTCTAAATTGGTTATAACAGGGGATCTAATGCAAAATGATTTGGGTCCAGATAATGGGTTACAAGATTTTTTAGAAATTCTAAATAAAAAATATAAAACTAAATCTCAAAAAAATAAAGCTGGTTTTGAACATATTAAATTTGATAATAATTGTATTAAAAGAAGTGAAATAATTCAAAAAATTATTGAACTATATGATATTTAATTTATACATTAAAACGCATGTTTTAATTAATTATTAAATTATTATTTATAATAAATGAAATATATTTTTATGATATACTCTATTATTTTATTACCATTTTCTAAAAGTCAACACAACACAAAATTATGTATTGATTGTAAGTTTTATAAAAAAGACTTTTTAACCTTTAGTAAATTTGGAAAATGTGAAATGTTTCCAACTGAAGGAAACGTTGAATATTATTTAGTAAATGGTAAAAAAGATAATAATGATATAGAATATTATTATTGTTCTACATCAAGAAAATTTGATTATATGTGTGGTAAAGAAGGGAAATTTTATGAGAAAAAAATTTAATCAAAAATTGTACTAAATTTCCAATCATTCATTAAACCACCTTCATTTATATCAAAACCTTTTGTATTATTTGATTCTAAATATTCTTTTGCTAATTCAGTTTTATAAATAATACTATTATTAGATTCTAATTTTTTTAATAGTTTATAATTATTAAAAATTTTATTTAATTTACCATAATCACACTTCTCATTATCAAATCTTTCATCATAACCACCATTACTATTAATACTTTTGTTTTTTAAGGAAAATAAATAACTAATAACAAATATAAAATTAATCATATATTATATTTTATATTTTTTTATAAAAAATATTCAATTTTATTTATGTAAACATATTATGTTTACATGTGTAAACATAAATGATGACAAAAATGATTACATAAAATAAGGATAAATATATAAACAAATTTTATTAATATAATTAATGAATATAAATTGTGATATTTGTCAAAAAAATTATGCTTCATATAAAACATTATGGTATCATAAAAAAACAAAACATAATCAAATAATTAATGAACAATGTAATCAATCAAATAATGAACAAAGTAAACAAGTAATTAATGAACAAAGTAAACAAGTAATTAATGAACTAAGTAAACAATCAAATAATGAAGAAAAAAAAAATATTATTGTAGAAGATAATAATATATTAATTGATGAAAAAACAAATAAAATAATTAAAGATGAGTATAGATGTGAGTTTTGTTTAAAAACTTATAAAACAAGACAATCAAAATCAAGACATAAAAAAACATGTAATGTAAAAAAAACTGGTACTACAAATGTTCAAGAAATAAATGATTTAATTAATGATTTACAAACAAAAATTAAAGATCTTGAAAAAAATAATGGTGCCAAAAATATAATTAATATAAATAACGGTACAATAAATAATCAAACTAATAATAAAATTATAATTAATAAGATAGGTGAAGAAAACCCATTTGAATTAAAACTAAATCAAATACAAAAGGTATTATCACAAGAATTAATATCCATAATAACTTTGATTGAATATTTAAATTTTAATGAACAATTACCTTCAAACCATAATTTTCTTACGTCATCTTTAGAATCAAATTATTTAACAATATATAATAGTGATGAAAATACATTTGAAAAACAAAGAAAAAAATATGTATTTGATGAAGTTATGGAGTCAAGTATAAGTAAAGTTGAAAAATTATATGAAGTTTTTAAAAATGATTTTCCACTAGAAAGACAAAATGAATTTAAAAATAATATAGATGCATTAAAACAAATTCATCAAGCTGGATATAGTAATAAATTATTAAAAGAGTTAAATAAACAATTAAACCTATTAAGTTATAATAAAAAACATATTGTTGAAAAAACTTGGTCAAGACTTAGAAATGATCCAATTGATGAAGAAGAAGATAAAAAATATTGGATTGAGTTAGCATCCGAAACACCAACAGATGTTAATAATTATGAACCAGAATTTAAATTCATCAAAGAAGAAGATAGTGATATAGAATAAAAAAATAACTTTTTTTGTAAAAAATTTTGTAAAAAAAAAAAAAAAATAAAAGCGTGTTTTTAGAGGATGACATCCTTATTTTATCCTTATTTCCTCATTTTTTGGTTGTTTATTCAAAAAAAAATTTTTACAAAATTATTTTTTTATAGATATATAATTGATATAATTTATATATCTATAAATATAAAACCCATATTTAATAAAATAATAACATCTATAAACTGAATTAAGGATATGTTACCCATTTTGTCATCATTGTAAACATCCTTACCTTAATTGTAACCCTAAATGTCATCATAAAACTAAGTATTATGTAACCTAAATGTCAACATTTTGTCATCATAATACTTATTTATATGTCATCATAATGTCACCCTATTGTAACCATATTGTAACCCTATTGTTACCATAAAAAATTGATTAATTTTTTTTTTGATAAAATTGTTAATTATTATGAATAATTATCCATATAGTTTTAGTATTAATTGTAAATATAATGACTTGATGAGTATTGAAGAAAGTTCTGAAAAATTTTCAGTTATGGGAAGGGTAATGTTAAAAAGAAGTTCTGGTAATAAATTACATTTTTTAACTATTAATATTTTAGGAGAAAATTTAGTTAATTCTAGTATTCAAATATTTATAGCAAAACAATTTTTAGAGAATGATGATGATTTAGAAGTTGTAAAAAAAATAACTTTAGGAGATATTATTGGTGTAACAGGAAATATTAATAGAACAAAAACTGGAGAAAAAAGTATTTATGCAAATAGTATTAAATTATTAGCACCATGTTTACATGATTTACCAAGAGAACAATATATGGTAACTGATATTGATGTTAAATATAGACAAAGATATTTAGATATTATTATGAATCCAAAAACAAGAGATAATTTATTAAAAAGATCAAAAATTATAAAATTTATTCGTAATTATTTAGATTCAAATAATTATATAGAAGTAGAAACACCAATATTAAATACAAATTATGGTGGTGCAAATGCTAAACCATTTGTTACACATCACAATGACTATAATATAGATATGTATATGAGAATAGCTCCTGAATTATATCTTAAACAATTAGTTATAGGGGGTTTTAGTAAAATTTATGAAATTGGTAAACAATTTAGAAATGAATCAGTAGATAAATCACATAATCCCGAGTTCACCAGTATTGAAATATATACATCTCCAGCAGATTGTTCAAATATGTTTGATCTTTGTGAAAACATAATAAGAAATTTAGTTTTTAATATTTGTGGTAGTTATAAAATAACATATAAAAATATTGAATTAGATTTTGAAGAAAAATTTAAAAGAATAGATTTTCTTGAAGAATTAAGACAAAAAACAGGTTATCATTTTAATAATTTAGAATCTGAAATAACTTTTAATGAAATAAAACAATTATTAATTGAAATGAATATTAAATGCCCACCGCCAATTACACTTCCAAGAATGTTAGACAAATTAGCAGGTGATATACTTGAAGTACAATGTATACAACCAACATTTATATATAATCACCCTAAAATTATGAGTCCATTAGCAAAACCACATAGAAATAACCCTGAAATTACTGAAAGATTTGAATTATTTATTTTGGAGAAAGAATATGCAAATGCTTATACAGAATTAAATGATCCAGAAATACAAAAACAAGCATTTTTAAAACAAGCACAAGATAAAAATAATGGCGATGTTGAAGCACAACCAACTGATATGGATTTTATTAAAGCACTTGAATATGGTTTACCACCTACTGGAGGTCTTGGAATAGGTATTGATAGATTAGTAATGATGTTAACAGATGAAGAAACTATAAGGGAAATATTAACTTTTCCAACTATGAAATAAAAAAATTGATATTTATTTAAATTAGCATAATTATAATTTATTATGTCCAAAGATAGATTTATTAACAATTTAAGTGGTTTAATTAAAAAATGTGAAATTACAAAAAATGCAATAATATATTGTAGATCAAGTACACAAAAACAAAATGAATATAATCATAATTCTCTAGAAATGCAAACTTTTATTTGTAGAGATTATTGTTTCAAAAATGAATTAAATGTTATTTCTTTGATTAGTGAAGTATGTAGTGCTAGAAAAATAAGTAATCAAAAAAAATTATTAGAAATTATTAATAGAAATTCAAATATTAATTTGATAATTTATGATGCATCAAGATTTAGTAGAAATATTTTAGAAGGAATACAAGTTTTAAATGAATGTAAAAATAAAAATATTTATATTCATAATGTTAAAGATAATTATACAACACATAAATATCAAGGATATTTAAATTTTATTGATGGAATAAAAAATGGCGAATCAGAAAGTAAAATTCTTAGTGATCGTATTAAAAGTTCAATTGAGCATAGACAAATAATGGGTGAAGATTTTGGTAATCCTTCATACGGTTATAAAAAACATAAAATTAATGGTATTAATAAATTTATAGAAGATGAAAATGAACAATTAATAATAGAATTTGCAACAAAATTATATTATGGTTGTTCATTAAAAGAAGTAGATAAATTTATGAAATTATTAACAGGAGAAAAAATTAAATCATTATTTACTGAACCTTGTACATCAATTGAATATGGAAATTTTACATATAATATGATTGCTGAATTTTTTAATGAAAATAATATTAAATACAGAAATGATAAATTATGGACAGGAACACAAATATCAAATATAGTTAATAAAAAAAGAAAATTAAGTCTAAATGATTCAGAACTATTAAAGCAAAAAAATTTAAAAAAGCCTAATGTAAATTTATAGTACTTTCATATTGATAATATAAATTGAAAAAACATCTACGAATAAGTTCTAATTGTGATTTATTTTTTGCTTTTTTATTTGTTAATTTTTCATAAAGATCTTTTAATTTAGGAAATGATAAATTATGAAAAAAACTTATTGTATCAATAATTATAAATTTTTTAAAATTAAATTGAATATTATATCTTATAAGTTCTCCTTGTATAGCTCTCAAATGAAATATAATATTATGAGAAACAATTATATTAACATTATTTATATCCTTTAAAAATGTTGTTAATGTTTCTTCAATATCTTCACCTTTTCCTTGAGCTATTTCATTAGTTATATTATGAATTTTAATTGATTCATCACTTATATACATACAACGCGGTTTTATTATAATTTTTTTGTTTATTTCAGAAATAAATTTATCATTATCTACATAACCAATTTCATAATTTAATGAAACTAATCTAGCAAATCCAAACAAATTTTTTTTTGAAACATCTTCATTTAATTCATGTAATCCATTTGTATCTGTATACATAAAACATATTTTTTTTGATTTGGACATAAGTATATTTATTACACTTAACTTGTATATAAATCAATTTTTATTTATAATTGAGTTAGATTTAGTAAATAAATATTTATAATATTAATGAGCATTAAATATCAAAATGATCAAAATAATCCATTAATAATTCAATATGATCATGAATATAAAAGTAATCAACCAAAATTAGATCAAATTAATAAAGGTGGTAAATGGTATTTAAATGAGAATATAGATAATATAGAAATTACTTCCAAAGGTATTATAATTATAAAAAAATCTGATGTACTTTTTGATGTTAATAATAATATAAAATTAAGAGAGTTAATAGTAAATTATGAAATTAATGATAAAATATATAATACAACTTTTTATATTAAAATTATACCAAGAACTTTATTAGTAACTATTAGTGATAATGGAATAATTACAAAAGAATATGATGGAACATCAATTATAGATAATAATAAAATAAACTATATTTTTATTTCAAATGGAATATCATATATATTCGATTATAAAAATATATTAGAAATAGAAGCCAAATTTTACAAAGATAATAATGAAAAAACATTTGGTGGAAATGAAGAAGATTTATTAGATATTTCATTAAATATTGTTAATAAAAGTAAAAATTATATTATTGATTTTTATTCATTTGGTACAAACAATTTAAATTGCTGTAAAAATATTGGGTATATTACTAAAAGTATTTTGTTATTAGAAAATAAAAATAAAATAAGTAAAATTTATGATGGTACAAATAATGTTTTAATTAATTTTAAGGTAGATAATTTAATTAAAAATCAAAAAATAGAGCTAGATTATAGAAATATTTATTTTGAAAATAAAAATGTTGGAAATAATATAAAAATAATTATAGATGAAATTAAATTTAAAAATTTGGAAGACAATGAAAAATATAAAATAATTCATAATATTGATGAACTATATGGAACTATTAAACCTAAGCCATTATCTATTAATTTTGAAATAGAAGAAAGAGAATATAATTCATCCCAATATACAAATATAATAAACTATCAAATTATAGGTATAGTAAATAATGATAATATATATTTATCAAAGAATTATATAGCTTTATTTGATAATCCTGATTCTGGAATAAATAAAATAGTAACAATTAATAATATAAAACTAAAAGGCAAGGATTGTAAAAATTATAGTATAGAATCATTTTTTAAAACAACAGGTAACATTTTAAAAAAAAAATATAATTTGAATTTTGACAATATTGAAAAAGAATATGATGGTAATTTTATTGGTAAAATTGATCAAAATTTATATAATTATGAGAGTATTATATTTTCTAAAAATACTGTTGGAACACATATTGTAACAATTAATGATGTACAACTTAAAAATTATGAAAATAATTATGAGATTGATAATATAATACAAATTTTTGGAACAATAAAAAAAAGAAAATTACAAGTTGAATATATTCTACCAATCAAAATTTATGATGATACAACTGATATAGACATAGAATATAAAATATTAAATTTAGTTCCAGATGATAAAATATTTTTAGATTGGGAAATTTGTAAATTAAAAAATAAAAATACTGGTAATAATATTGTAGAAATAAGAAATATAAAATTAAATGGTATTAGTAAATTAAATTATTATTATGAGGAAAATATTAATATTCCAATAATAGTTTTACAAAAAGAAATATTTGTTAAAATTTCCTTTCCGTCATTAATTTATGGAGATAATGATTTATGTATAAAAGATATAAAATTAGAAGGACTAATAAATTCTGATTTTAATAATGTATATTTAATAAAAGATAAAATAAAATTTAATGAAATAAATAATAATGAGGTTATAATTAATAATATATATATTTCTGGAAGAAAATCAGATAATTATTATGTAAAAGATGAAATTACAGAAAAAATTAAAATAAAACCAAGGAAAATAAATGCAGAATTTATATTAAATGATAAAATTTATGATGGAACAAATAAAGGAAAAGTCATTAAATATTTATTAGAAGGAATTATTAATGATGATGATATATATTTAAAACTAGATGAATTAATTGTTGAATATTCAACATATTATCCTACTAAAAGAACTAAAGTAACAATTAATAATATAAAACTTTATGGAGAAAAAAATTTTTGTTATGAAATAGAAAATACAAAAATAGTCTATGGAAGTATTAAAAATAGAGATATAAAAATAGATTTTGTTGTAAATAATAAAATATACGATGCAAATAACATTGCTTCAGTTGATAAATATTTAATAACTAATTTAGTTAATAATGATAATATATATATAGAAAAGTATGATGCTAGATTTATTAATTCTAATGTTACAAAAGAACAAAGTAAAGTTATTATTAAAGATATAATATTATCAGGGGAAAATGCAATTTATTATGACTGTAAAGAAACATTTGAAGCATATGCTTATATCCAACCTTATAAATTAGTTTTAGAACCAATAATTGAACAAAAAATATTTGATAATACAAATAAAGTAAATATAGAAAAAATAAAAATAACAAATGCTTATTTAAATGATGAAGTTTTTATTAATGATGATTTTGAAGCAGAATATTCAAATATTGAAACTAATGAAATTTTAATATCAAATATAAATTTAACAGGAAAAAAATCATCAAATTATATTGTTGATGATATTATGATTTGTTATTCATTTATTTTACCAAAAAAAATTTCAATTATTGTAGATAAAATTGAAAAAGTGTATGATGGGAAAAAAAAAATTGATGTAAATATAAAATTTGATGTTCCTGATATTGATTTTAGTTATAAATCAATTAATTTTTTAGATAGTAATGTGGGAATTAATAAAGAAGTTATTATAAAAAAGTTAGTTATTAATAATAAATATTATGAAATAGATACTAAACAAAAAATATATGGTGAAATAAAGAAAAAAGAGGTTGTTCCTATTTTTGAAGTTAAACCAAAAATATATGATAGTACTAATATTGCAAATGTTAAAATAGTTGATTTTGAGGGAGTGATTAATAATGATAAAATAATTTGTGAAAGTTTTAATAGTTATTATATTGATTGTAATGCATCTAATGAAAAAAAAGATATAATTGTTGAAAATATAAAAATAAATAACAATACAAATTATTATATAAAATCAAAAGAAATAATTAAAGGATATATCCAACCTAAAGAATTGATACCAATTTTTAAAATAAAAACAAAAGAATACGATGGAACAATTAATGGTGAAATTAAAAAATATAATTTATCTGGTATTATTAATGGTGATGATGTAAAAATAGATAATTCAATAGTGATTGAATTTGAAAATGAAAATTCATCGGATAATTTTAAGACTGTAAAAATATCAAATATTAAATTAGATGGAAACCAAAGTAATAATTACTATATCAAACCAGAAATATTAACAAAAGGATTAATAACAAAAAAAAAATTAATACCAAAAATTTTTGCACATACAAAAATTTATGATGGTACAAATAAAGCAAATATTATAGTTGAATTAAAAGATATACAAAATAACAAAATTGATTGTGAATATTATAATTTTTATTTTGAAACAATAAATGCTGGAGAAAATAAAGTAATTATAGAAAATATTAATATAATCAATAATAAAAATTATTATCTTGATAACGATAATTATTGTATTTCTAGAATAAATAAAAAAAAAATAATACCAATATTTAAAAAAGCAACAAAAATTTATGACAAAAATAATGATGTTAACATAGAAGTTGATAGAATAGAAGGTTTAATATCCAACGATGATGTAAAAATTAATAATAATTTTAAATCATCTTTTATCTCAAAAGATATAGTTGAAATTTCAAATATAAGTTTAGAAGGTAAAGATTCTTTAAATTATTATGTAGATGATAAGGTTAATATTGAAGGAATAATTCAAAAAAGAGAATTAAAATGTGTTTTTATAATAAAAAATAAAGAGTTTGATGATAATACAGAAGCATATATAGAAAGTTATACTTTAAAAAATAAAATACTTAATGATGATGTAAATATAGATTTAAATCTTATTAAAGCAAATTTTAGTAACAAAAATGCATCAAATGAAAAAATACTTGTTAAAATTGAAAATATAAAATTAATTGGAATTAATTCTAAATATTATTTAATTAATGATACTGATATAACTTATGGATATATTTATCCAAAAAATTTAGATTACGAAGTTAATGTAAAAGATAAAATATATGATGGTACTAATATTCCAACTGTTGATTTTATTTTAAAAGAAGAACAAAAAACAAAATTTATTTTTAGATATGAAGAAGCATATTTTAAAAATATAGATGTTGGAAATAAAATTAAGGTTTTCATTAAAAACATTTATTTAGAAGGTATTACTAATTTTAAAGTTAGATCAAATATAGAAACATATGGAAATATTTTACCTAAAGAATTAAATTTAGAATATAAAAATACAACAAAAATTTATGATGGTACAACTAAAACAAATATAATATTAGAAAGTTTAATTGAAAATGTAAAAATCAATGATTTTTTTATTGCAGAATATGAAACAAAAAATTATAATTTTTTATCAAATAAAATTAAAATTTCAAATGTGACTTTAAATGGTTTATTATCTAATAATTATATTGTTAATGATAAAATTATAGAAGGTTATATTTATCAAAAAAAAATAAAAATAAACTTTTTAATCAATAATAAAGAATATGATGGTACAAATACTGCTACTATTAATTCATATACACTTGAAGGTATTGAATCAAGTGATGATGTTGATATTTGTAAAGATTATACAATAAATTTCCAAGAAATAAATGCATCTGATAAGCCAATTGAAGTAACTATTAAAAATATATATTTAGAAGGTAAAAATGCTGATAATTATTTTACAGATTATCAAGTAAAATTATTTGCAAAAATTTTTCCAAAAAAAATAATACCAAAAATAATTTGTAAAAATAAATTTTATAATAAAAATACAAATGCAAACATAATTATATATTTAGAAAATATTATAAATAACGAAAAAATAATATGTACATATGAAAAAGCAGTTTTTGAAGATATGAATGTTGGCAATAATAAAAATATTATTATATCTAATGTTAATATTAATAATAATAATTATTTTATAGATAAAATATGTTACAGTTATGGTTGTATTATCAAAAAAAATATTACACCAAATTTTAATATATTTACTAAAGAATATGATGGTTCATGTATTGTAAATTATGAAGTATCTGTTGAAGATGATTTGGTATTAAATAATTTTAATATTTATTATAAAGATAAAAATGTATCAGAAAATATTCCAATGATTATTGATAATTTAAAATTTTTAAATGAAGAAAATAATTATAACTTAATTACAGATTTAAATCTATTTGGAAAAATTGTTAAAAAGAAGTTATTTTTAGAAATATATTTTATTGAAAAAGAATATGATTCAACAAATTTAGCAATTATAAGCAATTATAAATTAATTGGAATATGTGAAAATGATATTGTTGATTTAAATCTTAATAAATTAAATTGTTTTTATAAAACAATTGATTTCTCAAAAAAAAAAATAGAAATAAATGTAGAAAATATAATTTTAATAGGTAATGATTCAGAAAATTATTATATTGAAAAAAATTTTAAAACATTAGGATACATAAAACAAAAAAAACTAGAAATAAATTTTTATGCCGAAGATAAAATATATGATGGTAATGATAAAGTAATAACAAGATATAAAATTGATAATGTGTTTGATGATAATATTGATGTTTTATATGATTCAAAATTTGAAAGTACGAGTAGTGGTAAAAATAAAAAAGTAATAATAAGTAACATAAATATTAGTAATAATAATTATTGGTTTGAAGATACTGTAATAATATATGCAAATATAAATAAATTAAAAATTAGCCCACAATTTCAAATTAATTCTGTTAATTATAGTGAAGTTAAAACAGAATTAAGTAATATAAAAATAATTCCTAAATTAGATTTAATAAATAATGATGATACATGTATAAAAAAAAATTTTAAATTTAAAATACTTAATTATAACTTTGAAAACAAAAATATTAATGTATTAATAACAAAACTTTCCTTAGATGGTAAAGATAAGAATAATTATGAATTATCATATAATGAAATAAATATTACTTCTAAAATTGATCCAAAAGAATTAGATATTATTTTTGAATTTGAAAATAAAGAGTATGATGAAAGTGATAATGCTATTGTAAAATCATTTAAAATAATAGGTATATTAGATAATGATGATGTAAGTATTAATAACAATTATGTATGTAAATATGAACATATTAATGCATCAGAAAAAAAAATAAATATAATTGTTACAAAGCTTTCTTTAATTGGAAAAGATGCGAAGAATTATACTATTAAGCCAATAAAAAAATATAAAGGCTATATCAAAAAGAAAGTATTAAAACCACATATAATAGTTCAAGATAAAATTTATAATGGAAAAACATGTGCAGATATACAAATAACATTTGAAAAAAATATACCTTTTGAATATAAAAATGCATATTTTATTGATGAAAATGTTGGAATAAATAAAGAAGTTTTAATAGAAAATATAAAAATAAATGATAATAATTATATTTTATATACTAAATATAAATGTTTTGGAAATATTATAAAAAAAAAAATTAATATTGATTTTAAAATTGAAAATAAAATTTATGATAAAACATTAAATGTAAAAAATATTCAAGTAATATGTACAATAAATAAATTTATTGATAGTTATAATGCAAAATATGAAAATCATAATGTTGGTGATAATATAAAAATTATAATTGATAATATAAAAATTAATAGTCAATTTGTAAACAACTATGATTATTTAATATCAAAAGAATATTTTGCTAAAATTATGCCTTTAAAATTAGAACCAATATTTTTTATTGAAGAAAAAGATTTTGATTCATTATTAAATGTTAAAATAGAAAAATATCAATTAAATAATGTATTATTAAATGATGATGTAATATTGAATAATGATTTTATTGCAAAATATAATGATTACTTACCTGGAGAAAATAAAGAAATTACAATTAAAAATATAAATATAATTGGTAAAGATATTAATAATTATTTTATTGATAATCAAATTACTATTTACGGAAATATTAAAAAAAAAATAGTTAAACCAATAATAATTGTTCATGATAAAGTTTATAATGGTTTTTTAGATGTAAATTATGATTTTGTAAATTCTCATGAGTTTATTTTCAAAAAAATATTATTTGAAAATAAAGATATTGGAAAACAAAAAGTTTTAATCAATGATTTATTTATTAAAAAATCTTTTTGTTATGATATTGTTTTAGATAATATTTATGGAAATGTAAGTAAAAGATATTTAGAACCAATATTTATTTTTACACCAAAAATTTTTGATGGTACAAAAAATGTATTAATTGAAAAAAATATTTTAAAAGGAAAAATTCGTAATGATGATGTGTATATTAAAAGTTATGAATCTTTTTATGAAAATGAAAATATTGGAGAAGATAAAGAAATAATAATAAAAAATATTGAAATTGATGGGTTAGATTCAAAAAATTATTATGTAAATAATGAATATAGAATTAGATCATCAATTAAACCTTGTGAACTTGACATTGAATTTATAATTGAAGATAAAATATATGATGGAAATAATATAGGAAAAATAAAATCTTATCAAATTAAAAATTTATTTGATAATGATATAATAATATTAGACTGTATTGTAACATATACTGATATAAATGTTAGTAAAAATAAAATAAAAGTTATTATTTCAGAAATTAAAATCAATAATGAAAATAATAATTATATTCTAAAAGAAGAATATTATAGTTTTGGTGTGATTTTACCTCAAAAATTGAATTTTATTGTTAATTATGAAAAAAAAATTTATGATGGTACAACACAAATAAATATTAAATTAATTTCAGAATTAGTTATAGAGTATAAATATGCAGACTTTGAAGATAAAAATATTGGTAATAATAAAAAAATTAATATTTTTGGATTAAAAATAAATAATAAAAATTTTTATATTGATGATTCATATGTATCATATGGTGATATTTTACCTTTAAAATTAAAAATAGTTTTTAATAATCCAAAAAAAATTTATGATAAAAAAACTAATATTGATATTAATATTTTAGAAACAAATATGATTATTAATGATGATATTAAAATATTAAATGATTTTAAAGCAGAATTCTGTGATAGTAATGTAAGTTTAAATAAAGAAATAATTATCAAAAACATAAAATTATCTGGTAAAGATACTAATAATTATTTAATTGATGAAATCTACTATTCAAATGGTGAAATTATTAAAAAAGATTTAAATATTTCATTTGATTTTAAAGAAAAAATATTTGATTTTAATAATGAAGCATATATTGATTCATATTTAATATATGAAAATTATGATAATTTAGTCATTGAAAATTTAAATGAACTTAAATGTTTATATGAAGATATAAATGTAGGTGATAATATCAAAATCATTATAACTAACATAATATTATCTGGAATTAATTTAAGTAATTATCAAATAAAGGATAAATATTTTTCATTAGGGAGTATTAAAAAGAAACCAATAAATAAAATAATAAATATCAATGATAAAATCTATGATAGTACGACTAAAGTATTTAATTTTAATAATATTGATAATATTATATTTTTTAATACTAATAATCTTAAATATTCTCAGTCAGATGTAGGTAATAATATAAAATTAATAGTTAATGATTATTTTATAAAAAATAAAAATTATTTTTTTGGTGATAAATTATTATTACTAGGAAATATTATTCCAAAAAAAATAGATGTCGAATTTGAATTTGAAGAAAAAGAATACGATGGAACAAATACTGTTATTTTAAAATCATATAAACTAATTGGTTTACTTGAAAATAATATAATTTTAAATAATAATTTTATTAGTAAATATTTAGATATTAATTCATCTGAAAATAATTTAATAGAAATTAGAAACATATCATTAAGTGGTGAAAAAATAAATAATTATTTTATTGAAAAATCCAAAACATGTAAATCAAAAATAAATAAAAAAAAAATAGATATTGAATTTGTTTTTGAAGAAAAATTATATGATGGAACTAATAATTGTAAATTAATTAGTTATTCATTAAATGGTTTGGTTGATAGTGATGATATCATAATAAATAATGATATTATTCAATATAATTTTGAAATTGATAGTGAATATATTATAGTTAAAAATATTGAATTATTAGGAATAAATAAAAATAATTATTCTATTGATAATACTAAAAAAGTTAAAGGCAAAATAATAAAAAAAAAAATTTATGCAATTTTTGACTATACTCCAAAAATATATGATGGTACAACAGATATAAAAGTAACTGGTATTCTTCATGGTATTATAGATAATGATAAAGATAAAGTTAATATAAGTTGGGAATCATCAAAATATCAAAATCCAAATTGTGGTAATAATAGTATTATTGTTAGTGAAATAAAATTAGTTGGACCAAGAATTTATAATTATGAAATAGATGAAACAAGTATATTTGATGCATATATAAAAAAATCTAAATTAGAACTTGTAATAGATAAAAATTATAAGATATATGATGGAAATAATAAATTTACATTTAGTGGATATATTAAAGAATATAATTTTGAATTTACATATGTAAATTCATATTTTGAAAATGAATATTGTGGTACTAATAAAAAAATATTTGTTGAAGGTATTAAATTATTGAAAAATAATAAAAATCATTTTATAGAATCAAAATATGAATTTATTGGTTATATAGCACCTAAAAAATTAGATATTGAATTTTTATGTGAACCAAAAATATATGATAAGAATAATATTCCAAAAATTACATCAAATACTAATTTTAATATATTTTTTAATGCTAAATATGAAAATATAAATGTTGGAAAACAAAAAATTATTATTTCTGATATTGTATTAATAGATAAAAATCACTATATTGATTATAAGGAAAAAATCATTGAAGGTAAAATACTTCCAAAAAAAATTATTATAAAATGTCATAATAAAATATATGATGGTTTAGATATTGCAACATTAATCATTGATGAATCAATGGATGAAATAAAATATAAAGCTAGATTTGAAACAAAAAATGTAGGAAATAATATAAAAATAAATATAGAATTATTAAATAAAAATTATTATTTTGATGAAATAATTACAGCAAATATTATTCCAAAAAATATATATGGAATATGTGAAAATAAAGAATATGATGGAAATACAAAAGCATCTGTAATATTAAAAGATATAATATCTACTGATGATGTTTATTATGAAGGTTATTTTTCTGATTATAATGTAAATGAAAATATTATTGTGAATGGAATATTGAAAGGAAATGATAGTTATAATTATTTATTAACAGAAATAAAAACAGCAAATATCTATAAAAAAAATATATCACTAACATGTCAAGATAAAGAATATGATGGAACAACTAATATAAATATAATATTAAATGAAATAATAAATGATGACGAAGTGTATATTGATGGAGAAGCTAAATCTAGTAATGTTGGAATAGTTGAAGTTAATGGAAAAATATTCGGTAAAAAATCACATAATTATAATTTGAAACATATTGGTAGTGTAAAAATATTTCCAAAAAAAATATATGGCAAAGGAATTGATAAAATTTATGATAGTACATCAAATGCAAAAGTATTATTTGATGATATCTTAGAAAGTGATAGAGAATTTATTACAATTGAAGGAATGTTTAATGATAAAAATGTAGAAACCAACAAAAAAATAATTTGTAAATTAATTGGAAGAAAAAGTTCAAATTATGAAGTAGTAAGCATAAAAAATGCTAATATTACACCAAAATATATTAATGCTATAGGACAGAATAAAATTTATGATAATAATTCAGAAATTAAAATAATATTAGAAGGTGTATATGAATCTGATTTAAATAATTTAAAATCAATAAAAGGAAAATTAATAAATAATAATATTGGAATTAGTGAAGTTGAAATTACTGATGAAATAAATTTAAAAAATTATATTTTAAATAATAAATTTACAACTGTTAATATATTACCAAAAAAAATTAATATAACTTGGGAAGCATCACCAAAATATTATGATGGAACAAATAATTGTACCGTTTTACCAATTAAAATTAGTGAAAATGATATATTTGTTGATGAATATGATGCAACTTTTGAAAATTGTAATATTGGATTAAATAAAAAAATAATTATTAAAAATATTAAACTTGGTGGATTAAAACATGAAAATTTTATTACTGATAATTACATTTTATATTCATCTATTTTCAATGATATAAATGACATATTTATAAATATTGGTTTAGAAATAAATTTAAATGGTACTAATGAAATATTTTATAGTTGTGATTTTATTTATGATTATGCTTTAATATGCAGTAATAATAAAATTGAAATACAAAAAAAAAATACTACAACTAATTTTAAATTGGATAATTTTGTAAATAAAAATTTTACAATTGATTTTGGAAAATCAAATATTAATATAAACAATTTTACAAAAACAGAAAATAATATGAATAATCTTATTTTAGAAATAATTAGTCATAAATTATTTGGTAATCCTAAAAGTAAAAATGCATTGGCTAATAAAAATGAATTTGATAGTGTAGAAATATTAATATGGGATCATTTATTAAAATCATTAATTGACAAAAATGAAATCAAAAATATTATAAACCAATATAAACTATTTGGTAGAAATAATGTTAATATAGATTTTACTAATTTAAGTTTATGTGTCCCAATTATTTTATCCGGTCAATTATCAAAAAATTTAAGTATTTTACCATTTTATCAAAAAGGATATGAAACTGGTGGAACTAAAATAGAAGGTGGTAAATATAAAATACCTATTCTTGTAAAATTTTTATTTTGACCAATCATTACATGTTTTATTACTCCATATTGTTTTTGTGCTAAAAACATTATTTTTATTTTTATGATTAAATTTTAATAAAAAATCTCCTTTAGATTCATTTGTTATATTGTTACATTGATCTTCACTAACAAAATCAATGCATTCCATATCAGCTTTTCTACATGATCCTAAAATTTTATTAGTATTGTTATTACAATTATTATTATCCCATCTATTAACTTTGTCAAATAGTAGTTTATTATTATGATCTAATTCATAAAGATTAATATTACATTTGTCATTTTTTAATGGAGTATATGTATAATTAAATTTCCCTTCATTAAATTCTTTTTGAACTAAACAACAATTACTACTATCCAATAAATTTCTTGTTATAATATTATTTACATAATCATAATTTGCAATGTTTTTTAATTTAATTCTATTAGTAAAAATATTTGTTTGAATATTTTGTGGTAATTCATAATTATAACCAATATAATTAATTTTTTCATAAGTACATGCTTCGTTATTATGTGATATTGGAACATTAAGGTTTAAATTTAAATTAAAATAACTAAAATGTTCATTATTTGTGTATAATAATAAAAGTAAAATAATAATTAAACAATATAGTATCATTATTATTTTATAGATAATAATTATATAAAAGTAAAACTTCAATTAATATTATGGAAGTTACTGATTTTTGTAATAAAATTAAATTCTGTTTACCAACTGGTAAATTTAAAGTAATTGGCGAAGTTAATCAACCAAAATTATCACATGGTCATTTATATTTTAATTTAAAAGATTCGCAATCTAATATTAAATGCATCATATGGAAAACTAAATTAGAAAAATGTAATATAGAAATAAATGATGGTGATAAAATAGTAATAGAAGTTAAAATAGACTTTTATTCATTTACTGGTTCTGTTAATTTTATTGTTGAAAATATTATAGAAAATCAAGGAATAGGAAATTTACAACAAAAATATGATAATATTAAATTAGAATTTGAAAAGAAAGGTTATTTTCAAGAAAAAAACAAGTTAAATCTTCCTTCATTAATTAAAAATATACTTATTATAACAAGTGAAACTGGTGCTGCGATTAAAGATTTTTTATTTAACTTAGAAAATAATAAATCAAGAATAAGTTATAAAATAATTGATGTTCCTGTACAAGGTTATGATTGTCATAAAATTATAGCAACAAAAATAAAAGAGATATATGATGAAAAAATTATATTTGAAAATAATATAGACGCAATTATTATAACACGAGGTGGTGGTAGTTTTCAAGATCTATTTGGATTTTCAGAACCTGAACTTGTTGAAGCTGTATTTAAATATAAAAAATACCCAATTATTAGTGCAATTGGTCATCAAGTTGATAATCCTATCTTAGATTTAGTAGCTGATATATCATGTCCAACACCATCATTAGCAGCTCAATATTTAATTGATCATAATATGAATTTTATAAATTATTTAGAAACAAAAAAAAATGAATTAAAAAATAAGTTAATAAATGAAATAATTATTGAACAAAAAAGATTAAATGAAATAAAAAATAAAGTAAAACATAATATAAATAATTTATCTGGAATAGTTTATTTACTAAAAAATCAAATAGAAAAAGATATATATAAACAAAAAGAAGAATTATCAATAATAAAAAATAACATAACATCAAAATTAGATGGTATTCATATTTTTAAAGATTCAATTGAATTATTAAATCCAAAAGAAATAATTATTGGCGATACTTTATATTTACAATGGAATGATAAAAGATTTAAAATAAGTATAAATAATTAAAGTTTTATACATGATTAATCTTGAAATAAATTATTCAATAATTTATTAATATGTGAATTTAATGTTTGATATATTTGAATTTTTTTATCTAATTCTCTTGTAGAATTATATTCTTCTAATAATAAATCTACATTAATTTTTTTTTTAGATACTTTAATTAAATTGTCTAGCGAATTTATTTTATTATTTATAAGTTCTTCTTCATCTACAATTTTATGTTTAAGTTTTGAAATTAAATCTAGTTTTAAAGTCCAATTATTACACTTTTCTATTTCATCATATAATCTATTTATTTCTTCCATTAGTAATAAATAAATTTATATTTTTATATTACTTTTCTTCTGAATATATAAAAAAATTGAATTTAATATAAATATATAATTATTCATAATAGTATGAAATCATTTGAAAATATGTTAGATGAATTGTATGATAACTTAGATCAATGTAATCAAATTGTATCTGTTATATTACCTGAACCACAATTAATAAAAAATGGACATAATATAATATGGAAAAATGTTAAAGAATTTTTAAAAATAGCAAATAGACCTCCAGATCATTTTACTAATTACTTAAATAAAAATTGTAATTGTCAAGTTAATTGGATAACTGATTCAAAATCAGATGGTATAATTTTTAATCAAAAGAAAATTAAAATTACAAATATCATTGACTATATGAAACTATATTTGAAAGAATTTGTTATTTGTAAAAGCTGTAAAAGTTATAAAACAACGATTGTTAAAGATCAATCAATAAGAAAATTTAATTTCATTTGTTCAAATTGTAAAAATGAATATTATATTTAATTACGTTAGATAAAATTAAATTTATTTTATTATTTAATATTATAAATGGATAATTTTTACTGGGAACATTACATTAAAATTAATTCAGATATTTATCCTAAAACAAAAGAAAATGCATGGGAACATTTAATTAATATTGGAATTCCTAACAACTATTTTTTTTGTGCATATCCAACTAAAAATAATTTTGATTGGGAACATTATATTAATTTATATACTGATCTTAAAGATACAGGAATTGATAATAAAGATTCTGCATGGTTACATTGGTATACAACGGGTAAACTAGAAGGTAGAATAATTGCAATATTAGATGAAAAAAAAATTTTTGATTGGGAAAGATACATTGATGAATATAAAGATTTAAAAAATATAAATATACAATCAGATGCATGGTATCATTGGATAAATCAAGGAAGATATGAAAAAAGAATATTTTTTAATAAAGATAATTACGAAATAAATTTTTATTTTGAGAATTTTCTACAAATATATAAATTAGTAAAACTTGAAAATATTTATAACAAAGAACAAAGTTATAAATTTTGGTTAGAAAATAAAAAAGAATATATATATTTATTATATTTATGTGAAGATGAATTTGATTGGCAACATTATATATCTTTGTATGAAGATCTTAAAATATCTGGTATAAATAATAAATATGATGCATTTAAACATTGGGAAAAATATGGTAAATATCAAGGTAGAATAATTGCTAGTTTAAAAGATAAAAAAAATTTTACATGGAAAAATTATATTAATTTAAATACTGATTTAGAAAATGCAGGTATAAATACAAAAGACTTAGCATGGTATCACTGGGTAAATCAAGGAAGATTTGAATATAGACAATTTAATAATAATAATTTAGAATCAATATTTAATGTTGATTTCAATTCAAAAATTATTGAATATAAAAATGAACTAGCAATTAATAATGAAGTAGCAAATAATAATGAACTATTAAATAATAATGAACCAATAAAAAAAAAGAAAATCAATAATAAATATAATTATGATGAAATTATTAATAATAACTTGGGAAAAATTATAAAAATATCAAAAAATAATTTAGATATTAGATTTAATCAATCTTATAATAAAACGACTGATAATAAAACGACTGATAATAAAACGACTGATAATAAAACGACTTATGATAAAACGACTTATGATAAAACGACTTATGATAAAACGACTGATAATAAAACGACTGATAATAAAACGACTGATAATAAAACGACTGATGATAAAATGACTGATAATAAAACGACTGATGATAAAATGACTGATAATAAAACGACTGATGATAAAACGACTGATAATAAAACGACTGATAATAAAACGACTGATGATAAAATGACTGATAATAAAACGACTGATAATAAAACGACTGATAATAAAATAACTGATTCCGATAGTTATTCTGATTCCGATAGTTATTCTGATTCTTATAATGATTCTGATTCCGATAGTTATTCTGATTCCGATAGTTATTCTGATTCGGATACTTATTTTGATACTGATTCTGATAATGCTGTTGTTTTACATAAGGATGTTGTTAATTTAAAAACTGAATCATATAATCATAAAGAATTATTAAATATAAATTCAACTGTTGAAACAGAAACAACTAATAGAAAAAATGATGATGAATTTATATCAGAATTATTAAATATAAATTCAACTGTTGAAACAGAAACAACTAATAGAAAAAATGATGATGAATTTATATCAGAATTATTAAATATAAATTCAACTGTTGAAACAGAAACAAATAATATAAAAAATGATGATGAATTTATATCAGAATTATTAAATATAAATTCAACTGTTGAAAAAGAAACAAA